GGTTTGGACACACGCCAAATTAAATGGTGCCGTGAAAACAATTGGCCAGGGTTTGACCATGGCAGGGTGCACGACATTAAATTCGAGCCTTACCTAAACGAACATAAGTCCGAAATCCCAGAGGTATCGGAATTAATCGGGGCTAAAGAGGCTTACGACCGCCTTCGCAATCGCAAGCTCGAATTAGAGATCGGCAAACTTGAAGGCGATTTTATTTCAAGGGCAGAACTAAACGACGCGCTTGCGGCCCTCGGTGCCGAAATTGACGCAGTGTTAAAGCAGAAGGTCGTTGAGGAGATACCGCTTAATTGCCCCGGGATGCCAACTGCGGAAATGTCTAAGTTCTGCGAATCCGCATATACGTCGATAGTTGAAAAGTGGAAAGCCTTCACCGAAAAATGGGAAACACCATCCTAGCATCGTTCGGTAAGTCTCTTTCCGGGATCGATGACCGAGAGATTTACGAATGGGCCGAAGAAGGCGGGAATATTCGCCTTGGCAATTCGTATTCGGTGACTGGCGATTTCCACGTTGGGTCATCGCGGCATATCATTAAGCCGTTTCAGGCTATTAAATCCCGCGATAAGCGCGTTGTTACTGTCGCGAAGGCAATTCAGACTTTCGGAACCGGCCTTGCTGACATTTCCGTCCCATGGTTCATTAAGAACCGACCCGGCCCAATCATGTGGAATATGCAGACGGATGAGGTTGCCGAAGATCATGCGCGGGACCGGGCAATTCCCACGATTAAGAATTGCAAAGCACTCCAAGGTCTGTTGCCGGCGGATTCGCGCAAGCTCGGTGTTCATGGCGGGGAATTCCCTCACATGCCGCTTTACATCCAAGGCTCAACGCCGGCCCAGCTTCAATCCAAGTCGATCCTGTTCCTGATTAATGACGAGCTCTGGCGGTGGGTGCCAGGGCGCTACAAATGGGCTATAGGACGCGTTGCAGCATACGAGCGCGTCGGTAGGTCGAAGATACTCAACATCTCTCAGCCTGGGGTCGTTGGCGACGAATTTGACGTAGAATACAAGAAGGGGACACAAGAGGAATGGTGGATTCCGTGCCTTGGTTGCAAAACCCATTTCTGGCCAGAGTTTCGAGGATTCAGGACCGGCGAGGCTGCCGAGCGATTAGGGCAGGAATATGGCGTCCTGTGGGACACAAACGAAATAACCCGTCCGAACGGAGTTTGGAATTTAGGCGAAGCCTTCAAGACACTTCGGTATGAGTGCCCGTATTGCGCCCATCGTCATCCTGATACGGTTCAGACTCGCGCGGCGTGGAATCTTGGCGGTGAATACTTCGCACAGAATCCAACCGCACCAGAGCACTTGGCTAGCTTCCGATGGAACTCCATTCCATTCGATTCAATGGCTAGCTTAATGGAGCAATGGATAGAGGCAATGGACGCCTACGAAAAGGGCATCGTTGCTGCACTCGTCACGTTCGGGCAACAGAAGGAAACCAAGCCCGATGATCCTGAACGGCTTCATAAGGGTGAGCAGGCACAGACTGAAGCTTACGAGATCGAATCCGACTGGCCGCTAGAGGTTGCCCGCGGGCTTAAGGTCGACGTGCAGGAAGGCCACTTTTGGGTTGAGGCTCGACAATTCGCGGCGAACGCCGACAGTCGGCAACTTTACTACGGAAAGGTGTCCACCGAGGATGATTGCAGGAAGATTCAGGCCGACTTCAAGATTCCGGATAATTGCTGCTTTGTCGATTGCAGCTACGTCAAAAAGGACAATAAGAACCTTCGCCGGGTCTACGCGATGATTTGCCGGTTCAATTGGTGCGGCCTACGTGGCGAAGGCGAGCGGTTGAATTACCCGCACGAGGTTAGGCCGGGGAAATTCGTCCACAAGCTGTATTCCAAGCCTGAATGGGGCGACCCGCAGGCAGGGCAGGCCCTTGCCGGCCGTCGGTTCGCTAAATACTTCAAATTCGCTTCAGGGCCGATATCTGACATTGTTGCACGGATCCGTTCGCGTAAAGGTGCAAAGTGGGTAAATCCGCCGAACTCAACCGAGCATACGCGGCAGTTGTTTGGAGAGCAGAAGCGCAAGCTCATCAATAAGAAGACGAATCGCGAAGAATGGACGTGGGTTCAGACTCGCCGTGACAATCATGCCTTCGACCTTTGGAAGATGTTTGTCGTGTTTTGCCTGATGCATCCAAAGATCGACTTGCAGGCCGAGTATATTCCATCCGAGCATTCCGAAGAAGTCGCGCTCGCCGAGTAAAATTCGCCGAAACTGCTAGGCGTTAAATTGGCAGACGTGAGGCTAGCACCGTCAAAAATTAGTCCTCCGCTGACATACCGGATCAAAGTATGTCCAACCCTAAGACTCTGCACCTTCTTTATAGGTGCAAGGCGTATTTGTCGGATTAACTGAAGCTCAGATTCTCGAAATACGAGATCAGGCCAGAGCCGATATCAAAGCCGGTCGGGTAGTCACGTCTTACACTACACCTTCTGGTATTTCCGTAGGCAAGCAGCATCTAGCTTCAACCTTTAAGGGTGTTTCCCCACAGGACGTGCTTCTGGAATGTCGCTACGCCCTCCAGCAACTCGACGGCGACACCTACGGGCGCGACCTCGTTACTGACCGCACGAAAGCCTTTTTCCCTTGAGTAATTACCGAATCGTAGACAAGCGCGGTCGCCCTCTCGCTCTCTCGCTTTACGAAGGCGGGCAGCAGGGGGCGCCGCTTCGCCGCTCGCAAATCTTTTCGAGTCACGCAACCGACACTAAAAAGCAAGTTTCTGCCGGCGATTGGAAGCAAATGCTTTCGGTCGGGCGCTACTTGTATGCGAATATCGGGGCCGTTGCCGGTGCGGTAAATGAGATCGGAACCTATGCCGTCGGCGAAGGATGGCAGCCGCAATACTTAGGACGCAATAAGGCATGGGGCGACCGCGCCGAGTCGTGGCTTTCAGGCTGGTTTGATATTTGTGACGTTCGCGGCACTCCATATGACTTCACTACAAATCTTTTTCTTACGTCTATCAGCATCGATCGGTGTGGCGATAATGCTGTTTTGCTTACTGAAACTGAAGACGGTTATCCAATGGTTCAGTTTATCCCGGCTCACCGAATCGGGACTAGATCGGGAGGAAGTAAGACCGTTGAAACGGGAGAGTATCGGGGGCTTGAGATTTGTAACGGCGTTGTATTCAACGGATACCAAAGGCCGGTTGCCTATCACATTCTCGGAGACGACCCCGACGGTTCTGAAGATAAATTTAGATCCGCTCGCGACGGTCAACTAAACTTCGCGCCATTCTGGTATGACCAGGGCCGCGGTATTACGTCGCTCTCCAATGCAATCCGCGATTGGCAGGACTACCGCGACATTCGCGACTTCGAGAAGGTCGGGATTAAGACGGCGAGCGAAACAGCCGTAATCGAAAACAACGAACGCGGCAGCGCGAATCCCGACCAGGCACGAAGCCACTTCGAGACAGACGCAACAAGCGGCGTAGTCATCGAAAACCTTGAGGGCGGGGCAATTCGATATTTCCGATCTAACTCAGGATCCGGTCTTTCGGTCCTGAAATCTGAACGGCCTTCAGTTGAGACTCAAAGCTTCATTCAGGATCAGATCATGCGCGGCGCGTTCGCCGGCCTTGGCTGGCCTATCGAACTCTCTTGGAATCCTGAAAAGCTCGGCGGTGCGAACATCCGCATGATCGTTGAGAAGGCTGAACGCGCGGTTAAGCGTCGGCAGAAGTATCTCGCCCTTGTTTGGCGTCGAGTCACCTACTACGCGATTGCGAAGGCGATTAAGATTGGCGCACTCCCACACGACCCCGATTGGTTTCTGTGGGATGCCCAACTTCCGAAGTCTTTGACGGTTGACGCCGGCCATCAGTCGAAGGCCGACATCGAGGAATACCGCATTGGCTTCAGGACGCTTTCCGAAGTCTACGGCCGCCGCGGGCTTGACTGGCAGACCTCACTGCGCCAGCGAATCAAAGAGGAGAAGTTTTTCCGCGAGGAATGCGCCTCAGCCGGATTGAAGCCGGAAGAAATCCGGTTACTTACCCCGAATGGCGTAAAGCCGGATAGCGACGAAAAAGACGACGAATAATTTATGCCCGAAAGAATTATATTTGCTGAGTCCGATGCCCAATACCGTTTCGGTGCGAGCACAGGCCTACTCACCGTTGTTGCCGCTGGTACTGCCAGTGCAGGCCACATCTTCGCGATGCGATGGGGCGAGCCAACTAAGTTATTTGGTTTGCGTTACTTCCGTGCGACATGGAACACAATCGCCGGGTTCACTGCCGCGCAAGAAATCGGCTTAGACCTTTTTATCACGCGCACCTATACCGTTGCCCACAGCGGCGGCACAGCAATTAATGTTTCAGGTGCAGGCGGGTTCAAGAAAAAGACCACGCATCTAACTTCATCGATGGTTAATAACGCAACGCAGATTTCTACGACTGGCGCCCTCACGAACGGCACGCACACTATCGACGCCGTAGCTATTGCCGCGAATCAGTTTTCCGAATTGGCGACAGGTGCCGCTGTTCCGAAGGGTCGATTCTGCCTTGAGTTTGTGCCCGAGAATCGCGGTCGAATCATCCTGGCCGCAAACGAAGGCCTTATTCTCCGTAATCAAATCCTCATGGGCGCGGGCGGCACTGCTCGCGTGAATGTCGAAATGGAGTGGGAGGAATACACGGCCTAATGAACGCAACCCATTTACTTTCTCACCGCTGGCTTATCACTCCGCGCGGCTGGACTCAGACAATTGGTGCGGTTGAGAAGGCCGCATTTTGGGCGCCCATGCTCAATAATCGCCGGGGCCCTGTTTGGGCGATCGACAAGGAGTCGTTTGAATCCGGAGAATTGCCCGACGGCAGTAAATGGGAGGCAATCCAAGTTGAGGCTTCTTCCCGCGGTTACAACCTTTTTGATGAGCCGATACCAGGAATGGAGATCGAAGGCGGTATTGCCCGTATTCCGGTTCATGGAGTCCTACTCAAAGGCGCCGACATTATCGACAAGACTTTCGGCTTCACCGATCCGGATGATGTTCGCCGTGATATCGACGCTGCCCTTGCCGATGGTTTTGTGAAGAGCATTGAACTTCATTTCGATTCTCCCGGCGGAACGGTTTCCGGTATTCCCGGCCTTGCGAATCACATTGCAGGCTCCACGAAACGAATCGAGGCGAAAGCCGACGGACAATTATGCTCCGCAGCTTATTGGCTCGCCGCAGGTTGCTACTCTATCGAGGCAACTCGCGATTCAGACGTAGGCTCCATCGGTGTCTACCAGCCGATGGAGGATTACAGCCGGATGTATAAGGCGGCAGGTATCGACGTTGAGCTTGCTAAAACAGGGAAACATAAGGGCGCCGGCTATCCTGGCGTTCCGATTACCGAAGAACAGAAGGCCCATTTCCAAGCCGAGGTAGACGTAATTGGAAGCTGGTTCTTCGGGCACGTCAATGCCCATCGCCAAGGTATCTCTCCTGATTCAATGGAGGGCCAAAGCTTTCTCGCCGACGAGGCCGGTCGGCGCGGCTTAGTCGATATCGTAACGGGCTAACCCTAAGACTCAGCAACTCCTATATAGAAGCATGAATTTAAAACAAGATTTAGATAATGCGCTTGCCGCGAATAAAGCTTTTACCGCTCGCATTGCCGAGCTTGAAGCTCAGATCACCGCAACGCCTAAAACGGAAGATGCAATTGCATCTGCTACGACTGCACTGAATGCGGAGCTTGTGAATGTTCGAGGCGAACTCACGACCGCTAATTCGGAGGTTGCTCGACTGAAAGCCGAATTGAAAACGGCTCAAGAGTCCATTGACGCGAAGGTCTCTGCTCGTGCTCTCGAAATCGCGCAGACGCAGGGTAACGTTCTGCCTGTCTCGTTTAGGGCGAAGGAGAATCCGGCGAATTCCGGCAAATCTTCCGATGCGCTTTGGGCTGAATATCACGCTCTCCCGACTGAAAAACGAAATTCCTTCTATAAGAAAAACCGCGCGGAAATGCGCTCCAATTAATAATCACACGAACTAACTAAACTATGGGCAATACCATTGCAGGCGCAAATCTGGCTGAGATCGCGCAAGAATCGCTTCCGTCGATGACTTCAACGTTTATTCCGTTGAATGCGTTTACTACTGACTTTTCCACCGACATTAAGAATCGTGGCGAAAGTGTAACTACCCGTTACCCGACTAACCCGACGGCTCAAAACCTCGCGACTAATTACACCCCGACGGATGTTGCGATGACGAGCATTAAGGTTGATCTCGATACCTTCTACGGTTTCGTGTGGCAGTTCAACGATGTTGAGCGCAGTAAGTCGAGTATCCACCTCAATAGCCTTTTTATTCAGCCGGCTATTGCGGCTGTCGCAACTAAGGTTTTTGGTGATCTTTGGAACCTTGTTGCCGATGCCAACTATGCTGCCGGTGGAACTTTCCCCGCTGCCGGCACCTACGAAGCGACTATCACCGCCGCCAACTTCGACCGTGACGACGTTGCAGACCTCGCGCAGCAATTGACGTTGAATAAGGTGCCGAAGTCTGGGCGATCTCTTTTGCTGCACCCCTCTCATTACGGTGCCCTTGCTAAAGACCTGAATGCCGCTGATTCGGCTGGCCAAGTCACGACCCTCGGCGAACATCGCATCCCGCGTTTACATGGGTTTGATGTTTATGAATCTCAGGAGTGCGATGCGAACGCCGTCAGCGTTGCCGGTCTTGCGACTCATAAACTCGGTGCATTGTTTGCTGCTCGCTCAGTTGATACCGAGATGGCGGCTAAGGCTGGGGTGGAAATCGAGGATGTTGTGATTCCTGAAGTAGGCCTACCGATCCAGTTCCGTAAATGGTATAACCCCGACACCGGTAATCTCATCTTTTGGATGGGTGTCCTTTACGGCGTGAAATTCGGCCTGCCTGGTTCTGGCTGTAAAATCGTCATCGCCTAATTATGGCATCCTACAAATGGAGCTTCGTTAAGGCGAGGACCGAGGACAATGAGCCTCGGTCCCTCTACGAAGGATTCGATGCGGGTGAAGCGAATGCAGTTTGGAAAGACGCCATGGATGGCAGGTTCGGTAAACTGTATGACGTTCAACTCACTCGCAACCATGAGCCTGACCGAAATCGCGACGTTCCTGATTCAGCATTGAATTCGGAGCCGGCGAAGGAACCGCCCAAGGAACCGGCGAAACGTCGCGGGCGACCGCCAAAGGTCAAAGAACAAACCGGGGAC